GTTGATTCTCAGACGGGTGAGACGATGGAGTGGCGTTCTGATAAAGAAGAGAATCTTGAACTATTTTTACAAACATATCCAACAGTTACTATTATTGAACAGGATGTTCCTACTGTTCGTTTAGCAATTGTTGTACAAGGCAAGGTCATGTATGATGGTCCTAATCCTATGGGAATTGATCAGTATCCTTTTGTGCCTGTTCTTGGTTATTACAATCCACAAATGCCATACTTCCCATGGCGTATACAGGGAGTTGTTCGTGGTCTACGTGATGCTCAATATCTGTATAATCGTCGGCGGGTTATCGAACTGGATATATTAGAATCACAGATTAATTCGGGCTGGATCTATAAAGAAAATGCTCTTGTAAATCCGAAAGATGTTTTCCTTTCAGGACAAGGTCGTGGATTAGCACTCAAAGAAGAAGCTGCTATGACTGATGTTCAACAAATTCAAGCACCTCAAATACCACCATCAATGATTCAACTTTCCGAGCTACTAGCTAAAGAAGTTTCAGAGATTTCTGGTGTTAATGAAGAGCTTATTGGTTCGGCCAATGATGATAAAGCAGGCGTGTTGGCTATGCTTCGTCAAGGTGCAGGTCTTACAACACTTCAGATTCTTTTCGATCAGCTTGATCGCTCACAAAAGCTACTTGGTAAAATTATGATTGATATTATTCAAGCTAACTTTACACCAGGCAAAGTGAAGAAGATTCTTGAAGGTGAAGAGCCAACAGATCAGTTCTATAATAAAGCTTTTGGTAAATATAATGCGGATGTTGAAGAAGGTCTGAATACAGCAAATCAACGTCAGATGCAATTTGCTCAAATGTTGCAACTGCGTGAAATGGGAGTTCCTATTTCTCCTGAAGATCTACTTGAAGCTGCTACCATGCAGAATAAGTCTCGTGTTATTGAGAATCTTACGAAAGCGGAGCAAGCACAAAGCCAACAACAGCAACAACAGAATCAAATGGCTATGCAATTACAACAAGCTCAGATCGAACTTGCGCAAGCTCGTGCTCAAGCAGACCTTGGATTGTTTGCAGAGCGTACTTCTCGTGTTGATGAGAATCGTGCATTAGCTATTCAGAAACTTCATGAAGCAAACTCGGATGATCAAAGAGCTACACTTGATAAGATTAAGGCTCTTAAAGAACTTGAAAGTATGGATCTTGCACACATTAGAGAATTGCTCGCAATGGCAGCCTCACTCAAGCAACAAGAGAATATAGATTCATCGCAAGTTGATATTGCATCTCAGGAAAGTGCGCTGTAAAATTGATGCGATATGTTAGAGGTTTAACCTTGCGGGTAATCCCCGTAGTTTCTATCGAAAGGCCTACTATGGCAGCAAAAAAAAGATACCACGATAAAATGGATGGTATGTATGAAGGAATGGTCAATCGTCGTCATCAAGAGATGAAAGATGCTGGCATGATCAATGAAGATAAAAATGCAGTAGCGAATATGCCACAAGGTGTTATGTATAAACCATGGCCTGGACGTTATCCTGGATTTGATTCAGACTTAGATGATTCTATTTCTGGCGTCAATCGTCAAATCGAAATGGATGAATCAGTAGCGAAACGTTATAACGAACCGAAAAAGTGGTAACATTATGGCGAGTATGCCTCGAGTAAAATCGACTGCAACAAAGATCGCTTGGAAAATTCTTGGAGTTCCTTTAAACATTAGGTTTAAGAGATCGAAAGAACAAGAACGAGTGAATCGCCAGTTGCTTGCTCAGGAATCATCCAGATTGAAATAAAGTACGCGCGTATCAAATGGCCGGCTAACTCTCTTCAAAGCCTGGGAGCCGGTCTCTGATATTCAACTTTAAAAGGAATAGTATGGGAAATGGAACACCACGAGTTCGTAAAATGAAATCTCGTTTAGAACGCACTGAGCATCCTAAAGTCATGGAAACTCTTGCAGGTTCTTTTTATCGTCAAATCGATCCTCGTTTAAAACCTCAAGTAGCCGATAGCCGTATGATTCAAGAAGATCATAATGCAGTCGCAAATCTTTCTGAACAATTTATTCATCGTCAGTTCAACCCGAATCGTTTCATGGAAGCATTGGGACGACGTAATGAAGAAAGTGAAGTATAATGAAAAAATGGATACAAAAAGCTATTAAACATCCAGGTGCTTTGCATGAGGAACTTCATGTTCCAATGGATAAAAAGATTCCAATGGCTAAATTAGAAAAAGCAGCGCATCATAAAGGTGTTGAAGGTAAACGAGCTCGTCTTGCTGAAACATTAGAAAAAATGCCTCATCATGGACATAAATCTAAAGATCATCATGAAAAAATGATGGATGGCCATAAAGAAAAAATGGAACATCATAAAGAAAAGATGATGCATCACAAGATGATGATGAAAGAAGCTGGCAAAAAAGGTGATGAAAAACTTCATAAAGAAGTTAAAGCTGGTAAAAAAGAACTAAAAGTTAAAAAAGTTATGCATGAATTTAAAGAAGGTAAATTACATTCTGGGTCTAAAAAAGGACCTGAAGTGATGAATCCTAAACAAGCGATTGCAATTGCTCTTTCAGAATCAAGAAAAGTTGGTAAAAAGAGTAAAAAGAAATAGAATGTGTTAGTTGTTGATTGCTTATTTTTCATCTGGGCATTAGATTCAAGTTTATCCCTAAACCTTGATCGATCTGCCCAGATTTTTTTGGGGAAAATTATGGAACAAAGACCTACAGTTGGTAAGTTATCTTGGGATTTATTACAACATGCATCTCCTGCTGATCATAGTGCTGAAGAACAAATGCGTGAACAGCTAGATAATTATGAAAGAAATGTATTTGAAGCAGTTGAAAATGGTAAGAAACTTTATGGTGGTGACTTTTATATTGTGGTAGAGACAAAAAAAGAACCTAAAATGAAGAATGTTATTCGCAACTATTTTTTCCCGAGGATGACTTGTCCTACTCCAACTTATGATAATAGTGTCTATAAATATCATCGTTCAGAAGAACACTTACAGTTTCTTTGGGTATTACCTTCAAAAGAAGTATGTAAAATGATGCGTGAATATGCACTTGAGATTCCATCAGAAGAAAGGGAGTTACTACAATTTGTTTTAGATGATGCGGATGGTACACTATTAAGACGATGTAAACAGTTGAATGGCGAACGAGTATAATATATTTAAGGGAGATTTTTATGAGTATCGATTCATTACCAAATGCTTCAGCGGCACAAATTAAGGCCATGAATAAAGCAGCTCAAGAAAAGTTTGGAATAGAACCAGATGAAATCATTGAACAAGAAACCAAAGTCGCACCTATCTTACAACATCATGAAGAGCCTTCCATGCAAATTCAGACCGATGATTCGGATTTACATGGAGAAGACGAAGCCGACGATTCAGCAGTCGAAATGGTCCAAGATAAAGAATCAAATAAAGAATATAATATGCGGATTCTTCGTGAAAAGGCTGAAAAAGCTGAAAGAGAACGCGATGAAATGATGCGACAGATTCTTGCATTTCAACAACAGCAACAACCCAAAGTTCAAGAACCAATTGAAACTGAAGAAGATTACTTAGCATCTTTAGGAATTGAAGCTGATTCACTTGCAGAAGGCAAGCATCTTAAACCTTTGATGAAAGAATTAAGATCGCTGAAGAATGAACTCAATCAATATAAAAGACAGACGGTTCAAGACACTATCGAAGTTCGTCTTAAATCACGATTTCCTGATTTTGATTCTGTGGTTAATCAGTCTAATCTTGAAATGCTTCGCAATGCAAATCCAGTTCTAGCAGAAGCTATTTTAGCAACTCCTGATCAATTCAAGCAGGCAACGCTCGCTTATGAAATGGTAAAGCAATATGGCATTTATAAAGACACTTCATACGATCAAGATAAGATCGTAGCTCAGAAAAATGCAGCTAAACCAAGACCTTTAGCTTCCGTATCTCCACAACAGGGTGAATCTCCAATGTCGAAAGCAAATGCATTTGCGAATGGATTAACAGCAGATCTTAAAGCACAGTTATTAAAAGAAATGAATCAACATAAAAAAGGATACTAATGAGATTGAGTGAGTTGCAGCAACTATTTGCTCGTGATACCGTTAAACTTTTTGAGTTTATTCATTCTTTAAACTATTCATTTACCTATGGTGAAGCTATGAGATCAATAGAACAGGCTGAGATATATGCTAAAGAAGGTAAAGGTATTATTGATAGTCTACACTGTAAACGATTAGCTATAGATATTAATATCTTTGATGAACAGGGGAACTATCTTGATAAAACAGAAAGTTATAAAACTTTTGGAACGTATTGGGAGAGTTTGTCACCAGTTAATCGATGGGGTGGCAAGTTTACTCGTGCGGATGGCAACCACTTTGAAAGAAATGAAAGACCGAGTATTTCATAAATAGTCTTTCAGGTAGAAATGTTTGTTAATTATAAAAATATCTATATTATTTAATATGAAAAATGTAATCAATAATAACTCTTTTATAAGCAGAGGAATTCTCATGCAGTGTTTTAAACTACTACCATGTATTTTTTTAGTTTCATCAGTTTTAGCTTTCGGATCATGCGACTATGAAAAAGCTGAATCAAAAAATTCTCAAAGTATAGAGAATGGATATTATCCAATTGAATATCATCATATTTTTGATTCAGAAGATTGTAAGAGTCCTAAAACAACTCCTACACCACCACAAACTCCAGCTCCTGATTCTGAACCTAAATCTCAATTGTCTATAGCAACATCAGTTGTATTACATACAAAACCGTGTAATGCTAAATAGATGATCGTGTTACAATAATTTACGACCATTGTATTAACTTGCAATGGTCGATTTTTTTTGTATTATATCTATATCCCTTTGCACATAACCCCGACAAGTTTTAAAATGGTTGACTTGTTACCTATCTGCACAGGGATTTTTCTCAACTTAATTTAAAAGGAGTGACGTGTTTAAGAATTTCAAACCGATCAATGATAATATTCTTGTTGAGCTTGTTGAAAAAGAGAAGACCACAACAGGTGGTATTATTATTCCAACTGAAGCTCAAGAGAAAACTCAATATGCTATTGTTATGCATTCAGGTAAATCTGAGCAACTTAATGCTGGAGATAAAGTATTTTTCAAGAAATATCATGGCGTTGCTTTAGATGATAAAATGACAGTTTTAAAAGAAGAAGAGATTTTGGGAGTTATGAATGTCTAAACGTATTCTATTCGGGCAAGATGCTCGTTCTAAATTATTAAATGGTATTAATATTCTGGCTGATACTGTCAAAGTTACTCTCGGGCCCAAAGGTCGCAATGTAGCATTTGAGAGATCTTTTGGTTCACCTCTTATTACTAAAGATGGTGTGTCAGTCGCAAAAGAAATCGATTTGCCAGATAACTTGGAAAATATGGGTGCACAGATGGTTCGCGAAGTTGCATCAAAAACTGCAGAAGTTGCAGGTGATGGAACAACGACAGCAACCGTTTTAGCTCAAGCTATATTCACTGAAGGTAATAAGTATGTGACTGCTGGTGCGAATCCAATGGAACTGAAGCGTGGGATCGATAAAGCAGTTGCTTGTGTAGTCAAAGATCTTCAAGAATCTGCAAAAATGATAGAAAACAACCAAGAAATTGAAAATATAGCCACAATTTCAGCCAACAGTGATATAGAAATTGGTCAAAAAATAGCCATGGCTTTCTCAAAAGTTGGATCTGATGGGGTTATTACGGTTGAAGAAGCAAAAGGGATGGAAAGTGAACTTGTTATTGTTGAAGGTATGCAGTTTGACCGTGGTTATATGTCTCCATATTTTGTTACTGACTCAGATAAACTTGAAGTGGTTTTGCATGATTGTCTAGTATTGATCTATGACAAAAAGATTACGAATATGAAATCTATTATTCCAGTTCTTGAGATTGCAGCACGTTCTGGAAGATGTATTTTAATTATAGCAGAAGACGTAGAAGGCGAAGCTCTTTCTACTTTAGTAGTCAATAAGCTTCGAGGAACTCTAAAAGTAGCAGCAGTAAAGGCGCCTGCATTCGGTGATCGTAGAGCAGCAATGCTTGAAGATCTTGCGATCATTACTGGTGGAAAGCTTATATCAGATAATGTAGGAATAAACCTCGAAGCTGTTATTTTAGAGGACCTTGGAGTAGCTAAGAAAGTTATTGTTACCAAAGATTCAACTACAATCGTAGAAGGTAATGGTTCTAAAGAAGCTATAGCTGAAAGAGCTGCACAAATTAAATCTCAAATTGATAGTTGTGTATCAGATTTCGATAAAGAGAAATTGCAAGAAAGATTAGCAAAAATATCTGGTGGTGTAGCTATTATTAAAGTTGGAGCTGCGACCGAAGTTGAAATGAGAGAAATTAAAGATCGCATTGATGATGCTTTAAGCGCAACGAGAGCCGCGGTTAAAGAAGGTATCATTGCTGGTGGTGGTTGCGCACTCCTTCACGCGCAATCATCACTTGATGAATTGAGTGAGAGCCTTAAAGGAAGTGATGAATTCCTAGGCGTTCAGATTATTCGCAAAGCGATTGAAATGCCATTACGCGTCATATCAATGAATGCTGGCTATGAAGCTTCAATTACCGTAGAAAGAGTTCGCCAAGGCGGATCCTCATTCGGATTTGATGCTAAAACTGGATTCTATGGGGATATGATTGCGTTAGGGATCATCGATCCTGTTAAAGTAACGCGATGTGCATTACAAAATGCCGCATCTATTTCTGGATTACTATTGACGACTGAAGCTATTATATGTAAAGTTCCTGAAGAGAATAAACCTGTATCTCCTTCTGGAAATATGAGCCAAATGCCTCAGATGCCTAGTATGATGTAAAGCTTATTAAGGGGTCACTTCGGTGGCCCTTTTTTTCAGTTTTTTAGTCCCTTTACATTAAATGGAAAATATCACTGCTTGACGGTGTGCATAAGAGTTCGACTCTCTTAAGGGACCATTCCCATTATTATAACTTCGTTATTACTTGTTGATTATTATAGAGCTTATTTTATATACTAATTTCAACGTATCGTAGAGTCGTTCCTACAAAAACTTTCCGGCGTATTGATCTTCGCCAAATCATTTCGACGTATTTTAAGTCTCGTCAGCTTTAAGTTGTTATCTTATCAATACACTTAAGGAGAAAGCTATGTCAATTACAACGACTAGTACACTGCCAGCACCGGTGCAGCAAAGCTTTAGTTATAAGCTTCTGTCAGTACCAGTGCCAAATATGATCCACAAAATTCCGGCGATGCTAAAAGTTATGCCGAGAAATGGTGGTACAACTTTACGTATGCGTAGATATAATCCACTTTCAACTGCAATGGTACCGCTAGGAAATTCTGGCGTAACTCCACCACCGCAAAATTTAACTGCAGTTGATATCGATGCGAAAATTTCTTTCTATGGTACTTATGTGCAATTGAACGAACAAGTAACATTACAAAACCAAGATCCAGTTCTAAATGAGTGCGCAGCTCGTCTAGGTGTTTCACTTCGTCAAACTGAAGATCAGTTAACACGTGATATGCTTGCATCAACTGCATCATTTATTAACTGTACTGGTGGTATTAATGGTGATAACCCAACTAACTTATCACGTTCAGATGTTGATGATGTAGTACGAGCGTTACTTGGTAACAATGCTTATACAATCATGGATAACATTGAAGGTGAAGATAGATTTGGTACAGCTCCAGTTCGTGATGCATATTTTGCATTATGTCATACAGATATGAGTAAAGAGCTTGATGGTGTTAACGGATTTATTAATAAATCACAATATCCATCTCCAATGAATGCTCTTCGTTCAGAATGGGGTGCAGTCGGAAACTTAAGATTCTTGATTTCATCAATTGGTTCAACAACTGCTAATGCATCAAACAATGGTAGCACTGTTTATAACATCTTCTGTGTTGGTATGGAAGCGTATGCTTGTATCGAACAAGATGGTTATTCAGCTTCATTCATCTATAGACCACCAATATATGATGGACCATTAGCACTAAATGCTTCAGTCGGATATAAATTCGCTGAAGTCCCACGAATCACTAATGATTTATGGGTGTTGAACTTACGTGCAACATTATCTTAAAGGAGGACTACAATGTCAGACAATACTATAATTCAACAAGGTCGATTTACGTCTGCAGGTTCTGCAGTAACGTTACAAATCAGATCTGATGTCGATTGGATGAAAGTCTATAATACGACTGTCGCTACCAATGCTCAAACTACCGCAATCGGTGTTGAGTTCTATTGGCAGCGTGGATTCGCTAATGGATATGCATGGGAATATAAAAAAGCAGGTTCTGGTGTAGCTGGTGCTAACTTAGTAACTTTCAATACAAGTGGTGGTTTCACTCTTGTTGATTCTTCATCAAATCCAAATGGCGTTGTTAATGCAACAGTAACTGCAGTATCATCTGCTTCAATTCCAGTTGTATCAAATAGTGGTACAAATGGTTTGAATCCTGGTGATGTTGTTCGATTGATTAACATTGCAGGCGCAGCTGAACTTGGTGCTATGGATTTCACTGTAGGTTATAATACATTGACTTCAGGTACATTCAGTTTAGATTACATGGCTCAAATCTCTGTAGGTACTACTGGTTCATGGATGAAAATTAATTTTGATCCAATCTATTACCCACGTCGTCGTTTCATTACTAAAATTTCTCAGGCTGCACAAGCAGTTGTAACACTTTCAGTAACTCATGGTTACCAAGTGGGACAATTAGTTCGTATGGTAGTTCCTGCGGCTTTTGGTATGACACAAATGAATGGTTTGCAAGCTACTATTGTCGCTATTAATACTAATACTTCATCAGGTAATACAATTACATTGAATGTTGATTCATCAGCATTTAGCGCATTCGTATTCCCAGTGAACGCTGCATATCCATTCTCTTCTGCATTGGTTGTTCCAATGGGTGAAGATACTGCGGATGCATTGTCTCAAGGTGTTGATATTCTATCTGATGCGACAGTTAACCAAGCATACATCGGAATGTTATTGGCTGCTGGTGCTGATAGTCCAGCTGGTCAAAGCGCTGACGTTGTTTACTGGGTTGCTGGTAAATCGTTTAGTGTAAGTAATAACTAATTAGTTATAAGACTGTGGGCTCGTTTAGTAACAGGGCGAGCCCATGTATAATAAGGAAGGAATTTTATGGATGCTAAAAATATGACTCGGGCAAAAACACAAGCGCCTGTAACTCGTGATGAAGTGATTAAAGATTTAAAAATACAACGAGATAAAGATCGTCAAATGGTAAAAGGCGTATTCAAATACTATGAAGTGCCAGGCGGTATCGTTGAATTTTCATTTAAAAAATATAAAGAAGATCCAATTGAGAGATTTTCTATGATTGACGGACAGGTTTATACAATCCCACTTGGCGTTGCTAAACACTTGAATAATAATACATGGTATCCAGTTCATACTTATACTAAGGATGAAGCGGGTAATCCAGCTCAAGCAATCGGTCAAAAGATTCGTCGTATGGCGTTTCAGAGCTTAGAGTTTATGGATGTTGAAGATTTTGGTAATACAGCTGAAAAACAGATTATTACTGTTGAAAATATAGCTCGTTAAGAGAGGTGGGCCATGTCTATTTCAGCACAACAAAAACCAGTTTTTAAACCAGCTATGCGCATAGTAACTGCTATTACGAATGCATTTCCTGCGCAAATTACAACTTCATTTGCTCATGGATACATAGATGGCTTAATAGTAAGATTAATTGTTCCGAATGGATATGGCATGACTGAAGCTAATGGTTTATTTGGAGATATAATAGTAACAGGTAGTACAACATTTACGATTGATATTGATACAACTCAATTTAATGTATATGTCACTCCTGGAACATTTCCTGAAAATGCCCAACTGAGTCAGTGTGTACCTTTTGGAGAACTAAATAGTACATTAGCAAGTGCGTATCAAAACGTGCTTCCTTATTAACACACAAAGGAGATAGTAATGGCAGATTCAACATTATTCGCTATAAAGCAGAAAGTAAGACTCTTAACGAGAAGTTTGTCTGAGGCTCAATTAACAGATCTTCAATTGACGCAATATATAAATACATATGTACAATATGATTTTCCTGAAACTTTACGTCTCTTTAATCTTAAGACTACTTTTACTTTTTATACTTTACCTTTTATAGATACTTATTCCACCACGACTAATCCTGCAAGCCCACTTTATAACTTCACTAATAAATATATTACGACCGATTCACCTATATATATTGCAGGTTATAATTCATTATTCTCTCAGGATCGTGAACAATTTTATGGGATTTATCCTATTGTTAACTCGATTGCAAGTATTGGTGTTACAGGTGATGGAACGACAACTTCTTTTTCGGGAGTTATTAACTCTCAGCAAGCACAAGTTCCTCCAAATAGTAACCAACTTATTACATTATTGCAGAATAATGTGCTATTTAGCTCCATTGATATTAATAATAATGGTCTTGCAATGGCAGATTCACCAATTTTAGATTCAGTTACGGGTAATCCAACTAACTTCGGACTATTATATAATGCATTAACTACGAATGATCAACCATTTAATCCTATTACTAATCCTAATGGGCCTCTTCCAGTCTTATCTTTATCAGCTCCATATATGTCTGCAGTAGGATTTCCAGTTACAAATTATATTAATTATCTTACAGGTCAATTTGTTGTTACTTTCCCTACAGCGCCACAAAATGGTGTTCTCATTGATAGTCAGACAGTTCCTACTAATCCATCATTACCTCAAGCTTTATTATTCTTTGATGGTGAATTTGTTGTTCGTCCAGTTCCTGATCAATCATATAGAATTGATATGGAAGTATTTATGCAACCAGCTGAACTATTACAGAATAGTGATG